ACTGCCAATGCTGATATATCAGTAAACCAAGTTAACTATCCAGTGGTTGTCACAACAAACACTGAGTCATCTGGTGGTGCCGTAAAACAGTCTATTGAAAGTATCAGACAACTTGCCCCTATTGCATACGCTGCACAACAAAGGCTTGTTACTGGTTTAGATTATAAAGGAATGATTTTAAGTAATTTCACTGATGTATCAGATTGTAATGTTTGGTCAGGAGACCAAAACGTGCCTCTTGACTACGGTGCTGTTTATGTTTCTCTAAACTTTCCATCAACCGTATCACAAACAATAAAAGATCAAATTAAAGATCAGATTGTCAGAAATTTTACTGATAATCTATCAGTGGTATCAATAACCACAAAGTTTGTTGACCCAACGGATATGTTCCTAGAGTTAAACGTAGGGTTTAACTTTGATCCATCGTTGTCTGGATTTACCCTAGCGGCAACAGAAACATCAGTGTATAACTTTATTTTACAATACTTTGTAAATAACCTTAATAAGTTTGACACTATATTCCGTCGTAGTAATCTGCTAACAGAAATAGATGCCATTGATCCAGCCATCTTGTCAAGTAAGGCTGATGTCAAAGCTCAACTTAGGTTTGAACCTACACTAGGTATAAAGAGGACCTTTGAATTAGAATTTCCTATGGAGATTGAAGGGCCTGATGATATATCACACACGGTAACCTCATCCATATTTGAGTTTAATGGAGCAGTTTGTCAGATTAAAAATAAACTCAACACACAAACATTACAAGTTGTTGACGTGGACGGTAATGTTCTTCTTGATAATGTCGGTGAATATATACCGACAAAAGGGCAAGTTAAAGTTGTAGGGTTTACTCCTCAACAGTTTATCGGTGGAAATCCATTTATTAAAATTTCTGTCAAACCTTTGAATCCAAGTGTCATACGACCTTTACGTAACTATGTAATTAGACTCGACAAAGACGAGACATTTACTACAGCAACTCTTGACAGACAAAATACTACATTAACGGTATCATAATGGCACATACTGGTTTTGCACAAACACAAAGGCACTATAATAGGCACGCCATAAATTTCAACAAAAGTCTTGTTGATGAGGTATTGCCAGAACATTTTAGGATAGACTATCCTAACCTAATACAATTCTTAGATGCCTATTACGAATTTTTGGATTCTGCTGATAACTTTGGTGGTATAGTAGAAGAACTGCAAACCATTAGAGATATTGAAGACACAAAGTTGCAATACCTAGATCTACTATTTGATGAGTTAGGTCTAGGTGTTGCCGGGGCTACATTTACAACCCCTAGAGAAGTTATTAGAAACTTTGGTAACTTCTTCAGAGTAAAAGGTTCCGAATATTCTGTACATGGATTTTTCAGAGCATTCTTTAACGAAGAGGTGGAGGTAATCTATCCAAAGGATAGTCTGTTCATTGTAAGTGAATCTGCCATAGGTGTAGAGGATGCAAAGAAACTTCAAGATGGTGCACTGTTTCAGGTATTTTCTGTTTTAATTAGAGGCCCTATCCCTCTTTTGGATTGGGCCGATGTTTATAGAAGATATGTACACCCTGCAGGGTTTTATCTGGGTGCAAACGTAGTTCTTGAATCAGAACCAAAGGTTACCATTACTACGGCTGAATCAATCTTTGATCCTGGCGCAAATATAATCAATAGGTTTAGTACTGCACAATTCCAGTTTAATGCGGAGGGTGAAGCAGTTGGTGCACTTTCTGGACCGCCTTCACTTGCTGGTCTATATGACGGTCTTGACTCTGATGAAATTAACCCAGATGCAAACATCTATGCGGCACAAGGTTACTATACACCTGGTTATGCTGCAGACAGCGCCGACTTTGCATTACGCGACCGTTACAGCTTGTATAGAAACTTAAATGATTATCAGAATTTGACAATAACACAAGTTGAGAAATATTACGATAACATCTATGAATGGGGTGGATTCTACCAGTCGTTTGATGATTACGCTGATTCAGCTAATGCTTCAGCAATCAGGTTCTCATCTACATTAGACGACTTTAGCGCAAGGGCATATTTTAGAAAGTGACAATAACCTTTATAAATAGAGTTACTAGGTTTTAGGGTATAAAAAATGGCAAGAGAAATTATCGACATAGGGTTAGCCGGAAACGACGGTACAGGTGATGACCTTCGGACTGGTGCAACCAAAATTAACAACAACTTTTCAGAGTTGTTCGGCGATGTTGCTGCTCTACAATTACAGGTAGGGTCAAGCGGTAGCTTAGACGGTATCGGTTTTGATAACAGAACAATCGTGTTTGAGGGAACTACAGATGATTCCCACGAAACTCGGTTCTTAGTCATTGACCCGACAAAAGATAACACCATATCTTTGCCAGATAGTTCTGGAACAGTTGCCCTCATATCAGACATCTCAAAGGTTGTAGATTCAAATTATATTTCCCTCATTACAGGAACCGCTTTTGATTCTTCCTCTACTCTTGTTATTGTTCAAGCAAACTCTGTTGATTCCGATGAGGTCATTGCATTAATTGATTCTGCATATATTGCCAACAGACTAAACATTGATTCATTCTTGGATTCAGACGAAGCCATTGCCCTTATTGATTCTGACTATGTTCAGTTAAGACAAGATAAAACATATGCTGCACTTACAGGCACACCTACAGTACTTGATTCTGACATGATCAAAGTATTCACGGTTGATTCGGCTGAGGTTATTGCCCTTATTGACTCAGACTATGTGAATGCAAGAGCAACTGTTAATTTGGATTCTGATGAGGTTGCAACTTTAGTTGATTCAAACTATGTTCAGGCTCGTGCAGTTGAACTTGATCTAAGAAATTATACGGTGGGTACCGTGCCAACAGGACAACACGGTAAAATGATTTTTGTTACCGATGGAGCTTCAGGTAATCCATGTCTCGCCATATTTGACAGTGCCGCAGGTTCATATAAACGAATTGCTTTAGGCGCAGCCATTAGTACTTAATAGGAAATAGAAAATGCCAGCAGTTATTACAGATACATTAAGACGTCAGATTGCCCGTGACTTCTTTGAACAGTTTCAGAATAATACCGCAAACTACTATGTAGCCATAGGTAAATCTGAACCATGGGACTCAAGTGAAAACGTACCGACTCCGGTTAACAACCCAGAGACCATTGCTGATTTTAGAGACGTAATGCAGTCCATTAAAAGGGTCAAGTCAACGTCATTGGTTGTTCCACGTAACAACTGGTCAAGTGGTACAATTTATTCACAGTACGATGATAGAGCACAAGGGTATCCCGCACAACCTTATTATGTAAAAAATGATAACAGTCAAGTCTATGTTTGTTTAGAGGCTGGTAGAAACAGACTAGGTGTTGCGGTTCCTTCAGTGGTAGAGCCTACTGGATCAAATAACGATTCTTTCCGTTTATCAGATGGATATGTTTGGAAATTCTTGTACACGATATCTGCACAAAAGCAAGAGCAGTTTCAGTCATCTAACTTTATGCCTGTGCAAAAACAATTAACCGTTGATTCAAACTCTACCGGTATTGAGTTAAAACAAAAAGAAGTACAGGATAGCGCAAAATCTGGTCAAGTCCTTTCTGTTATCATTACAGATCCTGGTACAGGTTTTGTACAGCCACCTACGATTACATTTACAGGTAATGGTAACGGTGCAAAGGCTATAGCCGATATTGATTCTGCCACTGGAACACTATCTCGTATTCGCATAGCAGACAGCGGCCAACATCTCGCGCACGGTCTAGGTTACACAACCGCATTTGTTAACATCACAGGTGGTGGCGGTCTTGGTGCGTCAGCTCGAGCAGTTCTTGCATTTAATGATTCCGGTGTTGGAGCAGATGCACGAGTCGACCTTAAAACCACATCAATGATGTTCCACACTTTGCTTGAAGGAACAGACAGCAACTTCTTGTTAAATCAAGATTTTAGACAAATTGCTTTGTTAAAAGATCCAAGAAACCAACAGGGTGCTCTTGTCACATCATTGACATCAGATGCACTAAAAAGTATGATTCTTTCAAGTGTTGTACAGGGTTTCACTAGAGACAAAATCATTGAAGGCCAAACAACTTTGGCACAGGCATTCATAGATGATATTGACTCAAACAGAATTTACTATCACCAGACAGATACCACAGGGTTTACTCAATTCCAAGATGGAGAGATTATTGAAGAAACAAATGGCCCCGGCCAAGGTATTATTGATTCTGCATTGATCCTACCTACTGTGGATACCACGACAGGTGATATCCTATATATTGATAACAGAGGCCCTGTGTCAAGAACAAACACACAAGCCGAAGATATAAAAATCATTCTACAATTCTAAGGACTGAATTATGGCAACTCAATATACTAGTACCTTATTTGAAACAAAGTATAAAGACGATTTCAAAGATAGTGACGGCTATTATCGGATACTGTTTAACAGTGGTCGTGCTTTGCAGGCTCGTGAACTTACACAGATGCAAACAATCATTAATAAACAGGTCGAGCGGTTTGGTAATCATATTTTCAAAGAAGGTGCAGTTGTAAAACCTGGTGGTATGTCCATCAATACAAACTATGAGTTTGTTAAACTGGACACAACCTCTACATCCACA